GCCACCGCAGATGCAATCTTGATTGCTCACTACTTCGTAAACTTGGATGGCGGAGTTCGAGAATAGCTTAGGGGTAGGGAAGGACAGGGAAGAGGAGGTGATGGCATTCATGCGTAAGCATGGACACTTCCCTGTCCCTATCCCGGGGTACTTCAAAGGGTATGATTTCTTCAATGCCAATACCAAGCAAGCCTATGAGGTCAAGCAGGATTGGAAGAGCAGGTATAGCGGTAACCTGGTTGTGGAAATAGCATTCGGGGGGAAACCCTCGGGACTCTCCACCACTACCGCAGATTGGTGGATCTTTCATACGGGTGAGGAGTACATATTCATGCAACCCGAAACGATCCGCAAGCTCATCAAGAAGGAGCGTCTGCGCCCTGCCAAATTCGTAGGCAAGGGAGACGTAAAACAAAAGGAAGCGTACCTTGTTCCGGTCAAGACGATCAAGCGCTATGCGGAGAAGGTACATACGCTATGAACAAGCTCGAATGGTTGTCACTAGAGTACGTCAAACATCCATCAAACATCCTAGAATACCTACAGGATTACGGAGTAATCTCGGATAATTGTTGGCAACTCGATCAGGTTGTGAATGATGAGCAAGCATGGCTTTTCATCGTCCGACATTGGAAAGAATTCACAAAAACACACAAATGAAAATGATTAAAAGATTGGTAAAGATATTAAACAAAATAGGTATGCACGCCTTGTTCCTACTGGCTTGCACGCTATTCGCATACATGATCCTCATGTTCGTACTGACTTTGATGGGTGTATTCTCATGAGCAAAACCAAAGAAAAAAGACTCGTACTTGGAGAGACTCCGGCACGCATATTGGATGAATATTGCGAGCTATACGGAGTCCCGGCATCTGCCGCGATTAACGTACTAATCATGGATGTTTTACGTAAACGCCTCGCGGGCGCGCGTCTTTCCTTCGGAAAGAATATATTACAAACTAGCGACAATATCCGCCAAACATCCGACAATCCTCCGAAATCACGGAAGAAGAAAGCTTCGCAAATTCCTGATGATTTCTCTCCTCCTCGAAGCATTGCGCAAGACGAGGGGTTGAACTACGAAAAGGCATTGGAGGTATTCGTTGACTGGGCGAAAGGAAAGGGTGAGGTCAAAGCGGACTGGGAACGTACCTTTCGAAACGCTTGTCGAGGATGGATACCCGAAAGATTTCCCGATCTGAAAAAGGGCAACTCAGAACCCGAGCTTCACGAATTCTAATGGATTACGATTTGGCAGAGATTGCGGTACTCGCATCCGCGATGAGGGATGAGACGGGAAGGAGCGCAGCCCAGGCGCTCGAACATCTCACGCAAGAAGACTTCTCTTCTCCTGAGCGTCAAAGCATATTCGAGGTAATCGGAAAGCTCGCGCCCGATTGCAATGACGTGGACGTGATGATGGAGTTACCCGAAAGTACGGATGCCATTTCTTCCATCTCTCAGCAGTATGGAGGTGGAAAGATTACGCGCTACGTCGACCATCTTATCGAGCATCGCAACCATCGTGCGGTTGAACGCGCCCTCCTGGTTGCGAATGACGAACTCAACGCAGACAAGAGCGCTGAACAAATCGCAAGCGGTTTCACCGCATCCGTAGCGAAGTCGCTTTCAAAACGCAAGGGACAGGTACACGTCAAGGACGCATCACAAGAAGCCCATGCGGAATACCTTTCTCTCGATGCCGGACAAGCATCCGCGATTAGTACTGGTTTCCCAAAACTTGACGCACACCTCGGAGGAGGTTTGCAAAACGGAAAACTGTATGTACTCGGAGCAAGACCGGGCGTAGGAAAGAGCGCGTTAGCGATGCACGTCACCCTCCAAGCGTCCCGCAAAGGAATAAGGACGAGCTACGTATCCCTAGAGATGGGTGCGGCAGAATGCGCGGGAAGGCTTCTTTCCAACGCAAGCGGGGTTTCTCGCCCCACGGAAGCTGGCAAGCTTACCGCGCAGGACAAGACCAAGCTTGCGGATACCGCGAAAGCGATGAAGGGATGGCCTATAACTTTCAAGGATGACAACAAGGCAACCCTCGAAGCATTGGGCGCGTTTCTCGCACAACAAAGACTGGAAGGGGAACTTGGTTTTGCGGTAGTGGATTACTTGCAACTGCTCACAAGCGATGGTTACGATTCGAGAGTGCAGGAAGTATCGCACATTTCTCGAAGCCTCAAGCAAATGTCGCTCGAATATGAAATACCCGTACTTGCGTTGAGCCAGCTAAACAGATCCAGTTCCAAAGACGGAGGACGCAAGCCCGGTCTTTCCGATCTGCGCGAGTCCGGTTCTATCGAGCAGGATGCGGATGCGGTAATCCTTTTGCACCGAGAGAAGGAGATTGATCGGGAGAATGATTGCGTGTGGATGCACCTCGCGAAGAACCGAGGAGGACAGACAGGCGTGTCATACAGTACCTTCGAGAAACCTCTGGGACGTTTCTCTTCATACGTCGAACCTCGCTTGAATGAGGACAAGCCTCCTTTCTGAGCATGGATGGATATGCTAGAGTAGCCTTTGCGTGTCCCTGAGAGTGCCTAGAAGGGCTTTTCTCCTTCGAGGGGGGTAAAGACTCATGTTTTACATCAAACGCCCTTCAGGGGGAGCTTAGGGATTCATTCCGAATCTCCTTATATCTCCATGAGAGGAGTCCAAACAACCCACTCACAATAAGAACCCCTGCCTTCCTGACCTTTCACGGTGTAAATGACCTCGCGCCAAAAGGTGTAAAACTCTATCCCTCTTTCTTCAAAGTCAGTCAGGACAAGCCAAAGATCCGCAACTGATTCGCTTTGTATCATGTGAAAAGTTCCTTGCATCAGGATTTCATCAGAATCTTCGCAAGATTGCTCGAATTCCGGATGTTTCTCCTTGCTCGAAAACTTTTCATGGAATTCAAACCAAGCGCATCCGCTTTCAAAGACGAATGCCTTGCACCTTTCCGTTATCGCGTATTTGGCAAATGCCTCGATGTCCAACGTGTTGACCTTACTCATTGCGTTTCTCCTTCCTTGTCTTGCGCCTTTTCCGGCTCGTCTTTCTTCGCGTGTTTCTCAATGAAATCAAGAACTTCCCCGCGAAACCATATCAACCAACTCAAAAACTCCTCGTCATCGCGCTCATCTTTCTCTTTGAAATCCTTAATCATTTCATCAAGGTAGGTGAATTCATACAACTCCTTTACGAATTCCCCCGCCTCCTCTAGTTCCTTGTCCTTACTCATGACTTTGCCCTCTTGGTTCTTAGAAGTTTCTTGCGTAGCTTGTCAAAAGCGGGAGAACCTTTTACGCTCCCTCCCGTCTTCTGATACCCGGCTTTTTTAGCGGAGTCTTGATTTTTTTTCCATCAACACTAATCTCTCCTCTAATGTATGCTCCAAAGTCATCATTATTTAAATGAGATGTATCGGGAGGAATAACTCCAAACTCTCCACCTATGCCCAAAAGTTTAGCCCTATCGTTGAGCCTTTTATTCATCTGCTCTTTTAGTTCAAACATTTTGTCTACGAGGTCTTCAATGAGGGGGTATTCTGCCAACTCGAAAAGACGAGTATCTAGCCCACTTTCAACTTCAAACAATCCATCTATTATTTGTGCTTCTTCGTGTTTATCCATTATTCTTTACTTTGTAGTTAACCCTGTCCGAGCCTACGTAGTATTGTTGCATGATTCCTTCAGCCTTTCTTTTGCTTTTAAAAAACCTGGATGGACTGACTTTATGGTGGGCGGGTCCCAAGTCATGTCCCCGAGGACTTTCTTTTTCATCTTAAGGTAAGCCCTATTTGCCTGTGTTCTCGTCAGTTCGGATGGCCCTCCATAGGTTCGCTCCCAGTTATCCCAGTAGTGTGTCATACTTTTAGTTCCTCTTGTTCAGTTTTAGCCCAAGCAAACTCTTCAGATTTGGCGTTAATTGAGATGTATCCACCGATTGATGATAGTACTTCTATTTGATAATGTTTCATTTTGTTAGTTGTTTAAGTTCC